CTTGCCGAAGCAACACAGCAATGCGCTCGTTCGAGCCTCTGTTAACATTACGTTAGCAGAGATTGCGGGTTGTCGTGACGCTGAGAGGGAGTTGCAACGACAGATCGAAGAAGCGTCTGAAGAAGTTCCTGTTCCCTTGGTCGTCAACCCCTTCCCCGTTTTACCTCCCCCCGCTTCGATTGTTCCGGTTTTGACAGTGTTGGAGAAGATGAAAGACAAAACAGCCTGTGTTGAACAGAAATTGAAGTTGGCACATGCCCGTCGTGACTTTCGGGCATTTTGTCGACAACAATCTCATTCTCAATTGCATAAGCTTGTTGACCTCCCATTATTGGATGATGTTCTAATTTCCCGAGAATATGATTCCATACCGAGGGTCGCAGAGTTAAGAATGCGTCTTTTTGATGATCTAGCGCTTAGAGCAAAAATCAAAACCCGTCCTTTGGACTCCACTGGTCGCCCCGAGTTGATGCTCCCTCCTGCGAGTTTGCCTTATGTTGGTACTTATGCTTATCATGAGTGGATTGTTTGTGACATGCCTTTTGAAGATTGGCCATCCTACATACCTGCTGCAATGACTGATTCTATGGGATCAAAGCTTTTTACCTCCTGTTGGAACCTTTTTGAACTTGTCGCTTCAGTTCAATTGGTTACTTTTCCTTTTTGTGCAATTCGCTCCAAGGATATGAGACCTATTCGGGATCGTAATGATCCTTTTGTGGATAAGTTCATTATTTTTTGCCAACCAATGATTAAGATGTCGTACATTGATGGACGTGTGCGTTATATTAAAAGTGATCTGACCTCTGAAGATCGCTTGTTCGATGCCTTTAAATTTGACAGGGTGTCGGTCTCATTGGGTGATGTGCTGCTTCCGGGCACGGATTCTCATGTTGATACTCTTATACAATCGTGGTTTTGTCCACTTCCCTCCGTACAAGAGTTAGATACGAGAAGATGTTTCTCACGGCTACAAGTCTCCAGGTTACCAGTTGGCCTTTATGCTGGTTACCCAATGGCCGGGCAGTATGCTTTCAACATTCAGAGTGTGTCTATCTTCATGTTGAATGAGTTGTTGTCGAGGCGACAACTTTTCCCCACTAAATTATCACCGAACGTTACTGTTGAGAGGTTGGTTAGGTCTTACTCAGAAGATTCTTATTCCAACTCATTCTCTTATTGGAAATTACAAGGTTTCCCCGTTCCTATGGACACTGTCAATTTGGCAGTTGGAGTGCTCATAGGAGACATGAAAAGTAAAATATCGGATTTTTAGTAGGCCCAGGCACGGACGAGTACCTGTATGGTTATAGGGTTTCTCAGATTGAGGGGTTGATTTTGAAGTATGATGTAAAGCCTGATTTTCGGATCACGGCTCTACGTCCATGGCTTCAGAGTTATGCCCCTTTATCACGGAGGCTCCCTTTGTACTATTCAGGTGCAACCCCCCCACGTCCGTGTCCGGGCCACGCGGCCTCGCTCGTAGCTGGCTTGTCAAAAAGAAGTGCAGTCAAGACTCCTGAACCGAACCGTAAGGTTCTGAGACGGTTCAAGCGTTTTGTTACTCTCTGGCTTCGGCATGACTCGACTCTGGTTAGCTTACGAGATTCAGACATCCCTTCTGTTGAGGAGTGGTTAGAGGGAACCACTTATGATGAAGGTAGAAAGAAAGAGTTACTCAATTTGTGGAAGGAAACATGCGATCTCAATCCTGAACTCCTTAGAAAGAGAATGAAAGTAGTTAAATGCTTCATTAAGGATGAGACCTATCCACTTTTTAAATTTCCTCGCGGTATTTACTCTCGAT